TATTTAGTCTCTCTAAGTCGTTTGAAAACGACGAAGAATTTAAATCTTTCAAAATGCAGTTTGCACCCAAAAGCGAATCAGCTAAAGGGCTAGAATCCTCTACGGAAGCGAACAGCGATGTTACAAAGGAATGGAAAATGGATCCAAAACAATTAGAACAACTGTTAGCTGATGCAGCTAGCAAAGCGGCTGAGCAAACTGCTAAAGCCATCGGAGAAAAGCAAGCTAAAGATGCTGCTGATAAATTAGCTGCTGAAAAAGCTCAAGCTGATATCGACGCACGCGTTAAATCTGCTGTTGCAGCTATCTCTACTGTTGACACTGGTGCTGAAAAGCTCTTGGCTGAAGTCGAGAAGCGTTTAGCCTCTGCTGAAGAAACAAACAAGTCTGTGATCGCTGGTCTCGAGTCTGCTCTTAAAGAGAAGGCTGCTGAAATTGAAGCAATCACAAAGTCAAAAATGTCTTTCCAAGACGGTAAGTCTGGCGAAATGTCATATGCTGACAAAGAAAAGGCAGTTTTGCTGTCTAAAATGAATGGCAAGTCTATCGAAGCCAGCCGTTTAGGTCGTCAATTAGTTGAAAAATATGGTGCTCACGTGCCTTCAGCTACTTGGGAAACTGAAGTTAGCTTGAACATGGAAAATGAAGTACGTCGCCGCTTGGTGGTTGCTCCTAACTTCCGTAACATTGCTATGCAAACCAATGTGATGACTATCCCAGTGAATCCAGAAGCCGGTGTGGCAACTTGGGTTACTAACGCTCAGTTTGGTACTTCCAACTCTGCTGGTAACACTGCTACCCACGCTTTGAAAGAGATCACTTTGAATGCATATAAAGTTGCTACTAACGAGTACACTGCATATGAAGAAGAAGAAGATGCTTTGTTGGCTTTGATGCCCGTGATTCGTGATGGTATGATCCGTCGTGTTGCTCGCGCTGTTGACCGTGCTATGTTGCGTGGCGCAGGTTCTGGCTCTGATCCCGTTGCTGGTTTGGTTACTAAAGATGCAGCTTCTGCTGTGACTTTGTCCGCTGCTAGCGGTGTGGCTACAGTTGCTACAATGCGCGCATTACGTAAAGATTTAGGTGCTTGGGGTCTCGATCCCGCTGATGTTATCTATATCGTGTCACAAGACGTGTACTACGATTTGTTAGATGACACACAGTTCCAAACCATGGATAAAGTTGGTACACAAGCTACTTTCTTGACTGGTCAAATTGGTGCTATCGCTAATAGCCCAGTGTTGGTTTCTGCTGAGTTTGACAGCAAGGCTACTGGCGCTGCCGGTGCTATCGCTGTTGCTCCTGCTAACTTCTTGATCGGTAACCAGCGTGGTCTGCGTATCGACACACAAGAGTTGGTTGAGACACAACGTCGTGTGATGGTTGCCAGCCTGCGTACAGGTATGGTGCAAGTCACTTCTAACCAAGGTGCTGGCGTTTCAGCTCTTCGTTACACAGCTTAATTTAGTTTAAGTTTAACAAGACCCTTCGGGGTCTTGTTTTATAAAGGTATATCTTGTGCCTTTATAAAACAAGTGAGGTATTTATGGCAACAGATTTAGTTACAAAAGCTGAATACAAAACTTACATGGGAATTACCAGCACAAATTCAGATTCAGAAATTGATTTTTTAATACCCAAAGTCAGCGACTTGGTAAAATCATACTGCCGTCGTACTTTCGTAGATTACTACAGCAACATTAAAGTTGAAGTTTTTGATGGTGGGTTTCGCGAGATCTTGCTAAAAGAAACTCCTGTTGTAAGCGTTAGTTCAGTAGGCTATAGCGAAGACTATGGCAGAACATACACAAACTTAGTAAAGTTTACTGACTGGGTAGTTCAAGGTGATTCAATTATCAGCATTAACACACCAGTATTTCCAGAAGCAATTAATGGATATAAAGTAAGTTACTTTGGCGGCTACGACCCTATTCCAGGTGACTTAAAGCTAGCTGTGTTGGATTTAATTGAATACTACTCACGCAACAATGGTGCTGTACACAGCAGCCGCGACTTAAATCCTAACACTACGCAAATTAATTATGTTGCATCTACTAATTTACCCGCTACTATTAAGCGCGTTTTAGATCAGTACGTGGCGGACTTTACATAATGGCAACACCAGCTAGTTTTAATTTTAAGTATTTATTAGAATTAATGTATGGTGCTAAATTAACAGATCCAAAAGCAATAAAAGATCCAGTAGGCTTTAGAAATAAATTCTTAGAATTAATTCAAAAAGACATTCGTGGACAAATTGAAAACACATTGCCAATAATTTATTTAGTAAAGCCACACGAAATTGTAGTAAATTTATTAAGTGGTCTAATAAACAAGAATCTCACAGAAGGTGATGCAGATATTGCAAAAACATTTTTTGCATCAATAATACATCCCAATACTGGAGAACTAATAACTCCAGACAATCCTTTCTTTTCAGACGCACTACACTCTATTTTATTAGAAATGTCTCAGCCAGCTAATATTAATCATATGGCAGAAGCAGTAATGTTTGAAATTGAATCAAAAATGCTCAAAGGCAAAGAAATTACTTTTGAGCAACTTGGTAGTAAAGCAAAAAAATTACTAGAAATTGTTAATCAATCACAGCCTGATATAAATGTTATATGTTCAATAGGAACAATGGCTGATATTCAAAAAGCAGAAGATCTTTTAAATAATAATATACAACGAGCCGGTAATGAAATGCGTAGCTGGTTACGAGAAAATACTCCTGCTTGTTTAGCAGACGCAGATAGTTTCTTAAATAATTTTGATAAAAGCAAAGATCTAGTATTTATAAGCAGTAACTTTAAAAAAGCTCGCGAAGAAGTGGTAAACGCTTCTGCAGCTGATGCTCTTATTCCTATGTTTGCAAGTTTCGGGGTAAACTGTAAAAGCACGTTTGGTGTAGGCAGCTTTACAGCGGCCGGACATACTGGCGTGGTATCAGGTAGAGGAACCTCACTACAACAGGTAGTAGGTATAAATTCACCAATTATACAACAGACACTTTACTGGGCAAATACTCAAGCAGAAAAGCCACCAGTATCTTTAGATCCTTTTATATTAGAAACAGATCATTTAGGATTGTCTCTGGATATTAAAGAAGGTGCAATAGGCACCGCAAAAGATCTATTAGCCTTAAATTTTTCTTTTGTTATATCACAAGAAGCAAGCTGGAACAGCAGTCTAGGTAGCAGAGAAAAAACAGCAATGAGTAGTATTGTTGAAAATGCTTGGAATATTAAAAGAGAATCTTTAGGAGATTTTTTTAAGGCGTATATTCAAAAGTATATGCCTGATATTGTGGAAAAAGCACACGCTTCCCCTCCTCTTAATTTAAGAGTATTTAATTATTTGGTTGATTCTATTAAAGGCATAAACGTTACCCCTGGTGGGAAAGTGTTGCCAACAATAGAAAGTCCTAACAGAAAAACTACTAGAAGCAGCAAAGCTCCAGCGCTTAAAAACCTTAAACCATCAAAAGCTAATTTACCCAAAACTGGTGGAAGTACAGGAATTCCTTCTTATACTCCAACATCTTCAGCACCAAATATAGCTGATCTAAGAGACTTAATAAACTCTCAGCTACAAGACGTAATCAGTGCAAACATGGGCAGTGGCAGAGATCAAAAAATACTTAATTATAGAACAGGTAGGCTAGCTAGTAGCGCTAGGGTAGAGAGTTTATCAGTAAGTAGACAAGGTATGATAACTGCTTTCTATAGTTACATGAAAAATCCTTACGCAACATTCAGTAATGGAGGAAAACAGTCTATTCCAAAAAGTAGAGATCCTAAACTGTTAATAAGTAAGTCAATAAGACAGATTGCACAACAGTTGGCGATTGATAAGATGAGGGCCGTATCCTTATGACAAAAAGAACAAGTATTGTAACAGCGCTAGCTGATAAACTTAAAATAATTGATGGGAATGCTCCTTATAGTTCAGATCTATTTAATAATAGTTACCCTAAACTAAAGTTCTGGGATGAAGTACAAGATTTTCCTTCTGTGTATCTTGTAGCAGGCTCAGAAACTCGACAGTATCATCCAGCGGATTTTACTTGGGCTTTTTTAAATATCAGTATTAAGGTTTATGTAAAAGATGAGTCTTATCCACAAGAAGAGCTAGAAAACTTAATAAACGATATCGAAACTGTAATCAACAATAATCGTGTATTAGTATATGACGTTACTAATAACCTTTCAACAACTGAAATATTAATTCAGTCTATAACTACTGACGAAGGGCTATTAGCTCCTTATGGTGTCGGTGAA